GGATAGCGAAGGAGCTTTGTTGAAAGATACAGTTGAAGTTGATTCGAATAATAAATATCACGAGTACCTTGCTTCTCCCCTTTTGGACGGTGGTTTAATATGAACATATATAAGAACGGATATGTAGTTGACAGTATCCATAATATTAATATTGCAAATATAACAAAACAGGTATATCTAAATTCGTTCAGCAAACTTGGGTTTGAGAGAATGCTCAAGGTGTTCAAAGCTGATATAGTTATACCTGTTTTTAGATTGTTGGACGAAGATGAAAACATATCAATGGACGCAAGCGATGATTTAATGTCGGCGAGTTTAAGTATTACATATCAGACTGGTCAAAGACGTACAATGAATATTACTCTTGCAAATATAGATAATAAGTGGAAGCCTAAGCCGATCAAGGGACTAATATGGACGGGAAGCAAATTCAGATTTGATTCTGGTATTGTTATTGGTGACACAATATATTGGAAACAACAAGGAGTATTTGTTTTTAAAGACCCTACATTATCAAGAGAAAATTCAAACCAAACAATCTCATTATCATTATGTGATAAGTTTGGCTTATTCGATGGCAGTGTTTATGGAACGACGAGTTTAAAAACAATCATTCCTGTTGGTGTTCCAATGAAGAATGCTTTTACTTCTCTATTGGCAAGCGACAGAGGAAATGGCAAACCATTTGACTTAAAACCAATTATTTTTAATAGTGAATATACGGACGTTAATACATATTACACTATAAAGCAAGATGCCGGTACAAAAGTCAGTGAGATATTTACAAGTATGGGCGAAACAATTTCTTCCGATGTTTACTACAATGAATTTGGCAATATGGTTGTTAGTTCTAATGTTAACGAGTTTATATCATCTAACTTCCCTGTTGTATATCGTTTTGAGGAAAATGACAAAGATATTGTATCGGCAAATGTTGTTTATAATACATCACAAGTCAGAAATAAAGTTGTTGTTAAAGGTGCTATTGCCAACGGTTATCAATTCAGTGCTATTGCCGAAAATAAGAATTTGAAATCAGACTATTGTATTCAGTACAATGGCGAAATACCAGAAGTTATAAATGATAGTAAACTATATGCTGATTCATTGTGTATGTCACGAGCAATGTATGAATTGATTAATTTTAGTCGTGGTACGAAAACATTGAATTTATCTTGCACATATAATCCTATATTCGATGTAAACCAGTCTGTTATGGTCAATTATCCAAGCTTGGGCATTAACAACGAAAACTATGTCATTGACTCTATTTCAATGAATATGGATAGTGGTGCAACTACATCTTTAACAATGACAAATATTAACGAGGTGATCTTCTAATGAATAAAAAAGAAGAAAAAGAAGAAAAAATAGATTTTAATGATGAAACAGTTATTGCATATGTAAATATGATACGTCAAATTATCCAAAGTGAAGTTTCAACATATTTAAAAAATCAGAATATTGAAACATTTGAGGATTTAAAAGTGCAAAGCGTTTCTGATGACGGATTACACGCAACATTGAAAGATACGACTACAAAAGAAGTATATGAAAATATACCTAACTATACAAATATAAAAATCAAACCAAATGATTTTGTCCGAATGTATATTAGTAATCAAGGATTAAAAAAATATATTGGACAAACCTTTGGTTCAAGAACAGAATATCTATGTCAAACAGAAAAGGACGGTGATAAATAGTGGCATTACATATAGATACAAGCAATGTTACGTTGATGAGTGAATTTAAAGATGCGATTGAAAAATATGTTCAAGAATATGTATCAGTTATTTCTTATGGTGTCCACGAAAACCAACAACTAAAAGCAGAAGCTTCAGAAAGTAGTGGGAATAGCACATTCAAAGAAACCATTGCGGTTTCTATAAATATCAACGCTCCAAATACAATGCATTGGGGCATTTTAAATGTTAAACGCATTAATGAAACAAATTCATTATCTCAAATTATTTTTTGGTGGGACAATAATGAGTTTAAATATAGAATATCATACAATTCTTTACTTGCTCGTTACGGTTATGCAACCTATCCAAATATTATTCAATATATAGATAGTAATACAATAACATTTAAAAATAATGTATTGTCATTTAATATTATAAATGATATATATTCAGATGCTGGCACACATCGAATGGGTGGCAAATTTGAAGTAGATTATCATATTTGGTAGAAAGGAGTGATTAGATGGCTCATATAAATTTTAAAAAAAAAGATGCACATATTTTTACTCAAGCAGGTGTGACTATTCAAAACTTATTGAATTTGATTCAGTCATTTGAAACAAATGAACTTGAAGAGTTAAGAGACCTTATCAACGTAATCAAAGATATTGACACAAATGATGATAATGAAGATTTTAAGCAACAGCTGATTAATGCTATTAACAATGCAGTAATGGAAAATGAAGTTGTAGATACTTTAGATAAAGATAGTACCTATCCTCCACAAGCTACAACTGTAAGAAAAGCACTGAATGGCATAACGGATAAAATTGCTCAAATTGTTAAAAATGTTCAAGATGAAACACAAGAAAGACAAAATAATGATTCATCACTGAACACCTTAATTTCGACCGAAACAAGCGAACGAAAATCTGATGTTCAATCTATTAATGAAACACTTTCTTCTAAAGCAGATAAAACAACCTTGTATGGTACAGGGATAAGCACACACACAATAACCCATAGTCTTGAAAAAGCAGATTTAATTATAAGTATTAATACATCATATGGCAATGGGTATGTGACAATAGATGGTGAAACTGTAAAAAATAAAATTCTTATGGATGGTTTAACTATTCAATCAGAATCAATTTCTGCAACATTTTCGGCGGAAAAAGGTGAAGAAGGAGAAAAATATATAAATCTTCTTTATTCAACCGAAACAGGCAAGCTTGATTTGGAAGTTACAGAACAGCCTGAACCAGGAAATTTTGCAAAGATGGATGTAACATATATGAAAGCAACAATTTCTGAAATGTATGCAAGAAGAATGTATTTTGATGGATTGAATACTTTGACATCATTGGCTACAAAAAATAAAAATTCATTTTTAGAAGCAATCAATGAATTAGTAGCCTCTGATACTTCAATTAACAATTCTATAGGCACAATAAAAAAACAATTAGAAAATACAACAATAACCGGTATATGGCACTATGGTACACTATTAACCCATACAACAAATGTAAATGATGTTGCCAATAATGACATTCCTGCAAATGTAGGGGACTTTTATCTTAACTCAAATACATTTTCAGTGTATTTTTGTGTAGGAGATGATAATGGCAATCATAATTGGTTATATATCGGCAATTTGACAGGCAGTTTTGATTATTCAAATTATGCAAGTATTAATTCTCCACATTTTGAAGGAATACCAACAGCACCTACTCCAAGTGCTTCAAACAACTCTACGCAGATAGCTACAACGGAATATGTTAGAAGTGCTATTTATAAGTATGCCAGCAATGATAATCTTGAAATGATTGATTTGGCAGAAGGACTTAGAGATGATGTTTATGGTAAACAAGTTGTATGGACAGTTGGCGGTAATATTATGAATTTAACATTACCAGCCCCAAAATTAACAAATCCTACAACTTCAGAGGAAGTCAAAATTACTTTTGACAAAGGTATTATTCCTTTTGATAATACTGTAAAAAGAAGGTATCTTCCTTACGATACGACAAATGTCTCTTTTATTCCTATTACAGGAAACAAGACATATATTAATTGCGAATTTAATTTTGATACGCAACATTTAGAATTTACAACATCTAATTCAATAATTTCTCAAGACACTATAGATGCTGTTGAAACAAGAGTGTGGAAGTTTAGTTTATGTTATTATACAGTAAACGTTGTTTATAATGATTCTTCTGAAGAACCGGCAAGTCAATATGTAATTAGTAATTATGATTGTGATTGGTGTATTAATTCTGAAAAAATAGCATTACCATATCAAACATTGGATATGCTAAAAACCGTTGACAAAAATTGTATTATTAATTCTATAAATGAAGTTGTCGATAATGCTTCAAAGAATCAAAGCGAAGTAGGAACTCTTATTTATGCACTACACCCTGACATAACAACATATTCCACTTCGGCAGCTAAAGATGGGTATTACGGAAAACTAATAAAAAGTGATGTGGACGAAGTATTTATACTGAATAACGATAGACAAGATGACATGGATTATCCTGATGGTGTCACATTAAGTGGCAAATTACCTTATGATGATGAGGTTGGGTATATGTTATCGCAAGATATACCAGCTTTAAAGAAAGCATTTTGTAAAGTGACAAAAAAATATGTTGCATCTATTGATGGTTCAAATGGAGAAATAGAAGTGTTATTAACATTCTAAGAGGAGGAATTTATTATGACAAACATTAACTGGAAAGTAAGAATTAAAAATCCGATGTTTTGGGTACAAATTGTAGTTGCTATTTTTGTCCCTGTACTTGGCTATATGGGGATTACGGCACAAGACCTAACTACATGGCAAGCAGTAGGCAATGTAATATTGACAGCTTTTTCTAATCCATATGTATTGATGTTGATGGCAACGAGTGTTTATAATGCTATTATTGACCCAACTACAACAGGCATTACAGATAGCAAAACGGCACTTACATATACCACGCCTAACAGTGATAAATAAAAGAACATTCATTCTATACGAATGTTCTTTTTTTGTGCAAAAATTAAAGAAAGGAAGATTGCTATGAATATAATTGAAGTTGCTTATAAATGGCACGGTGGCTTTACAAAGCGTTCACGCACAGATTTTATAGCGTTACATCACGCAGAAGCAGTTAAATGTACTCCACAAGATATACACAGTTGGCACGTCTCAAATGGTTGGACAGGCATCGGTTATCATTTCTTTGTAAGAAAAGACGGTACAATTTATCGTGGACGTCCTCTTGATGTGGTTGGTGCTCACGTTCAAGGTATGAACAGTTGTTCTATTGGCATTTGTGCTGAAGGTGATTATCATACAAAAGAAAAGACAATGCCACAAGCACAAAAGAAATCTATTATTGAGTTATGTCAATATCTTAAAAAGAATTATTATCCAAATGCAAAGATAGTTGGACATAGAGAGATTGGCGACAGTAATTGTCCTGGTCGATATTATCCACTTGATGAAATTAAATTTGCTGTTGCCGGAGGAATTACTGTTCAAGCAGAAAATCCTCAAAAGATTGCCTTGGATAAGTTGGTAACGAAGGGTATTATTACAGATGCATCTCAATGGACACTTACTGATTTCTTGACAAATGCAAAGGCAGTTAGAGTTCTCGACTTGCTTTCAGGCGGCACTTGGACAAGCGAGAAAACAAATTCAAGTATTCATTGGGCTCAGCCAAATGTCATCTCTTTAGCATCTAAAGATGGTGGCTCTTCAGACGGAACAAAAGTCATTGAGGATATTGACGGAATGGTTAAGAAACTAAACGTCTGGATTTCTAAGGCTACACTATTGGCTTTGGTTGATAAGCTTACAGGCGGTACAAAAGAAAAATACAAGAATAGAAAAACAGACCATTGGGGCAGAAATTTTCTTGATAGCCTTTGTGATAAAGGCATAATTACAGACGTTAAGTATTGGGACTCCGATTTCGAATCTACAGTAGAAAACGGAGTTTTTTTAGTGCTTTGTTGTAATGCGTTTGGTCTTTGAGGGAGGGTTTAATGTACACGATTACTCTGTTAAACGATAGAAGATTATATGGAGCTCACAAAGAAGCGATTATGCAATATGACAATATGGTCGGTAAAATTCAATTTTTAATTCCACAAACATATGACGGAAATGATATGAGAAATTTTACGACTGTATCATTGGAATATATCTCCCCTATTTCTCATTTGTATAAGCAAGAATTTTTAACTTTATCTGAGGAATTGGTAGAATATGCTGATGAACAATATTTAGAATATTTGCTTCCTATTGGCTCAAAAATGACTGCTGAAAATGGGGATATTGAATTACAACTATCGTTTTACCAAGTTTATATGGACGAAGATGGTGTAGTTCAAGACCCCGTTCTGAAAACACAATCTTGTAAGGTAAAAATTATTCCTACAAAGAACTGGGCTCAATTTGTACCGTCAGAATCTATGGCGGCACTTGACCAACGTATTGCTCAGTTGATTGCTTTGGAAGAAGAAATTACCGAATTACAAGGACAGATTATTGAACATCATGACAATTTTATAAATGATGATGTTATTTCTGATAAGACAACATATTCGTCAAAGAAGATTGAAGAATTTATAGATAAGAATGAACTTGATGAAACCGTTGAAAATATAACAAATACTGAAAAACAAACAATCTCTGATGAAGAGATAGAAAATCTATTTAAATAATTTAGGATAAATCGCATTATGCCGGCTAACAATGCGTTTTATTAATGAAGGCGAGAACACTCGCCACTTCAGTGGTGAGATGAATCGCCGCTAAAGAGAGAATATACACATGAGGTGATAATTATGGAAGTTACTCATGGCAGAGGATATGTATATTCAATTCAATATCACATTGTTTGGTGTGTGAAATATAGACATAAAATCTTATATTCTAAAATTGAGAAAAGATTAATGGAAATTCTAAATATGGTTGCGACTTATGAATGTTTTCAGGTATTGGTGTGTAATACAGACAAAGACCACGTTCATTTGTTAATCAATTGTTCACCACAACATTATATTCCCAACATAGTCCAAAAAATGAAAGGAATGTCTTCTCGGATACTTATGCGAGAATTTGGAGAAACATTAAAGAAGACACTATGGGGTGGGCACTTATGGAATCCTTCATATTTTGTGGCAACAGTATCAGAAAATACAGAAGAACAAATTAGAAGGTATATTCAAAATCAGAAAAGAAAGTGAGGTGAAGTCGGTGGAAAAAGCTTATAAGTATAGAATTTATCCAAATAAACAACAAGAAGAATTAATTCAAAAGACATTTGGATGTTGTAGATTTGTATATAATACATATTTAGCAAAACGAATTAAGTTATATGAAGAATCGAAAAAATCTTTATCATATGTGCAGTGTGCAAATGATATGAAAAAACTTAAATCTGAATTGGAATGGTTAAAAGAAGTTGATTCCACTGCTCTCCAATCTTCACTTAAAGATTTAGATGCAGCTTATCAGAAATTCTTTAAAGAACATTCCGGTTATCCTAAATTCAAAAGCAAGAAAACACATAAATTTTCTTATAAATCAAAATGCACTAACGGAAATATCCAATATTGTGATAAACATATTAAGTTGCCTAAGCTTGGGATGATTAAAACAAAAAATAAGTTAGTTCCACAAGGAAGAATACTTAATGCAACTGTTTCACAAGAATCGAGTGGTAAATATTATGTGTCACTTTGTTGTACAGATGTTGATATTAAACCATTAAAGCAAACAGGAAATTCTGTAGGTTTAGATTTAGGTATTAAAGAATTTTGTATTACATCTGATGGTGAAATGATAGAAAATCATAAATATCTTAAAAAATCATTAGCTAAACTTGCAAAAGTGCAAAGAGAACTGTCTCGAAAGTCAAAAGGTGGTTCAAATCGTAATAAAGCAAGGATAAAAGTTGCAAGACTTCAAGAACATATTACAAATCAAAGAAAAGATTTTTTACAGAAATTATCTACTGATATTATTAGAAATAATGATGTAATCTGCTTGGAGGATTTACAAGTGTCAAACATGATGAAGAATCATAAACTTGCAAGGTCTATTTCGGACGTTAGTTGGTCAGAATTTGTAAGGCAATTAGAATATAAAGCTAATTGGTATGGACGAGAGATTATTAAAGTAGATAAATTCTATGCAAGTTCTCAAACTTGTAACGTTTGTGGATATGTTAATAAAGAAACAAAGGATTTAAGTGTTAGAGAATGGGACTGTCCTTGTTGCAATTCTCATCACGATAGAGATATAAATGCTGCAATTAATATCTTAAATGAAGGATTAAGATTATTGAAAGTAGCTTAGTA